CGGAATCAATGGTAATTGTTCCACTGTTGGTCAAAGTCGAAACATCGATATTGCCAGGAACTGTTAATACATTTGAAGTATTATCAAAGGTAAATCCTGCGGCTCCCCCAAATGTGCCGGCATCGTTAAATTGAACTTGGGTGTTGGCACCACCCGGTGTGCCGTTGCCCGAACCACCAGTCTGGGCTGTCCAAGTTAAGTTACCTGTGCCGTCGGTTTGTAAGACGTAGCCATTTGACCCACCAGTGATATGTAGGTTAGCTACCGGAATTGTTAATATACCTATATTACCAATATTAGCTGTGCCAATGTTGGCATAGGTAGTTTGTAAATATTGTGTGTAAGTAGTATTCCACAGTAAATTGGCTGATCCCAAATTACGGATTCGAGTTTGATTTGGAACAACATGAGCATTGGCTTGAACCACACCAATACCGTTTGGTGCAAGGACCAAGTTACCGTTGGTATTCAGAGTTAAGATGGTGTTGTTGGCAATTTGTACGTTGCTTAGTACCGGACCAGCGGCAAAAATCTGGTTAAAATTCAGATTAGTTTCGTTAAACGCGGTGCGTAGCGGGTCGCCTGTACCGTCATTTGGTAGTGCTCCGATATTGATTGTGTACTGTGACATAGGTGGATTCAGCCTTTTTCATTATTTATGGCTAGACGCTTAACCTAATGGCGTTGCATATTACGCAACTTAGTGCTATACTAGCATCATGCTGTTGTTAAACAGCGTTTAACATAGAAAGGTATCAAATGAAATTTATCAATCCAGAAACTAAAACGTTTAAAGTATTTTCCGCATTACAAGAAGGCAAAGCATTGACAGCTAGCCAAGCTTCTAAAATGGGCGTAAAAAACTTGTCAGCTGAAGTATCACGCATTCGTTCACATGGTTTTGCTGTGTATACAAACTCACGCAAAGCTGGCAACGGTGTTAATGTAACTGAATACGTTTTGGGTAAACCAAGCCGCAAATTGGTAGCCGCTGGCTATCGTGCTCTTGCATTAGGTATCTAATACCCTTCCGCTGTCCGATTCAGACCGGACACTGAGCAACAAAGCCGGTGCAATGCCGGCTTTCTCTTGACCATTAATTCTATTTCTTGTATAATAGCTATATATTATTATAAACCTAGGAGTAGACATGCCCAACTGGTGTTCAAATCGTGCAACCATTAACGGACCAGCACCCGTTATTGACCAAATTCGACTCAAACTAACACAAGACAATCCTGAGCTGTTGGCCTGGATGGTGCCACAACCCAACTTTGAAGGCGACCAAGATTGGTACATGTGGAATGTAAACAACTGGGGGACCAAATGGGACATTACAGATGTGTATATTGATAATGATGCAGAGTCAGACTCAATCGAATTCTCGTTCAGCACAGCCTGGGCACCTCCGGTAGAAGCATTTACAACCTGGGCATTTGGTGACGGACGTGTACAGTTTAGCTTGGAGTATTGGGAACCTGGTTGTGGATTTGTAGGCGTTACCACATACGATGGTGAATACCTAGACACCGACGATGTGGATTGTAATACGGATCCTGCCCGATACAAAGAAATAGCAAGTGATACCTGGGGCTATGAAGAATGGGATGAACCAGAGCCCTTGACCGAGTGGTACCGAGAAGGCGTTGAAGCCAAAGGACTAGCATAATGGAACTGAATGAAATTGTAGGTGGAATTTTGATGGGAATAGGTATTGGCTTTATTGTGCTGGGTCTTTACATATGGATTTTGTATCAGCGTATTAAAGGTCGCGTTGACCAAATGGTTCGAGAAGTCATTGAGGAAGCCGAGGCCGATTTAGTTGGCCTAGATATTGAAGTAGACAAAGGTGTTTATTTCTGCTATAATCATACAGATAAGCAGTTTGTTTGTCAAGGTAGCACTGTGGCAGAAATTAGACAGGCATTTCAAGCTCGCCATCCGGGTAAGACTGCTTATTTGGCCGGGGGTGATCCTGCGGTAGTTGAAGAATTTAAAACAGAGTTATTAAAGTTAGCCATAAATGAAAATAGCCCTAGCCAGTGATATACATTTAGAATTTGGACCAATCACCTTAGACAATACCGAAGGTGCTGACGTGTTGGTTCTTGCTGGCGACATCTGTGTGGCCAAACATTTTGTTGATGGCCGCCCTACCTATATGCAACATCTAGCTAAAGAATATAGACAGTTTTTTAATCATGTAACTAAAGAGTTTCCTCAGGTGGTGTATATCATGGGCAACCACGAACACTACTCGGGCGATGTTGCTCATACCTACAACATTCTTCGAGAACACTTGGATTACAGCAACTTACATATTCTTGAAAAGGAAACCTGGACTCACCAGGGTCATACCTTTGTGTGTGGAACCTTGTGGACTGACATGGATGACAGCAATAGCCTGACCATGAGCTACTGTAAAGATGCCATGAATGACTTCCGCGAAGTTAAGAATAGTAATAGAATGGTTGTTCGCCGAGTGCCGGTGTATATGGAAAATTCGCTCTATACTGAAGATGGTAAAAACGGCGGCCGATATATCAAGGATGAAAAAGGTAACCTGGTTCCTAATGGCGTCAAATTCAAAGAGGAGCCGGCTCGTTGGAGCCCAGAAGATAGTGTAGAAGATCATGAGAAAATGCTGGCTTATGTGGATCATGTGACTCGTGATCCGGGTAGCTACATTGTGGTTGGCCATCATTGTCCCAGTGAGCAGAGTGTAGCTGACATGTACAAGGGCAACTTGCTGAATGGTGCATTCCGCTCTAAGTTGGATGATTTTATTGAGGCACGCCCACAGATACGTTACTGGTTACATGGCCATACACACCACAATTTTAACTATTGGATTGGTGAAACTAGAGTAGTATGTAATCCACGCGGTTATGTTGGCCATGAACCAATGGCCGATTGGTTTAAACTACAATACTTGGAGGTCTAATGTTTAGTTGGTTAAGATATTCAGGAGCAAGTGTAGCAGTTACCGTAAACCCACTGCACTGGGCATGGGTTCCACAATGTGGTAGAGCATTCGCAGATGAGTGGGCTGGCCCTAATGAACGTAGCTGGTATGCTAGATTTTTGTTTGTGACTGTGCGTGTATGGGTCGACGATGGAAGCTGGTAATACCATAATTGAATCAGCAGATGGCCGCGAAGGTTACTTGATCTGGTGCGGAGGTGACCGCTATGTGTTCAGGATCTATGACTTATATCATAATTTTGTAGACTACGATTTACGACATAGTGATATGCGTATTAAAATCGTAGACTCAGATGCGTTCTTTTATAGTGATGAAAAAGGTGCCTGCATTGATCACAGTCCAGACACATTAGGAATTAAACCATAATGGGCATGTTTGATCATATCCATTATAAAGGCAAAGAGTATCAGACCAAAGATACTCCTAACCAAATGCTAGATAATTACAAGATTGAACAGGACCAAGACTCGGGGCATTGGTACCTGTGGCATGAAGAATACGATTCAGAGTGGGTCGACAGTGAAGATGGATTCCTTGGCGGAACCATAGTTCAAAGCAACGAGCGTTGGGTTTGTTGCCATGACTTTGATGGCAAGATTCGTTTTTATTATTATTGCAGTGAAGAAGATCAAGAAGAATATGAAGCATTGTTTATGGATGGTCGCATGTTGAAAATTAAAATGACTCGCGGCGAACCATTGACCGAGTGGTTAACCAAAGGTATAGAAGAAAATGAAAGTCTGGACAAGTAAGTATCGTAATCATTGGCTAAGCCCTTATGTTATTCTCAAGACTGTATGCTTCTGGGAGAAGGACGAAGATCGCATTTACAATCTCAAAGAAGAAGCCGACAATCCCTATGAGCGGTGGGTTAAGATACTAGATCCCATTTGTGTCGCATGGCAACGCTTCCTAGACTTTGTTCATCCACGCTGGACTTATGTGCGACTTGATGAGTGGGATACTTGGAGCTTTGATCATACCTTAGCAGACATTATCTTACCTGGCCTTAAGCAACTGCGTGATACAAAACACGGTGCTCCGTTTACAGAAGATTCAGATGTACCTGAATACCTGCGTAGCCACATGGCACAGCCCAAAGAAAACGAGTGGGACACCGATAGCTTACACTTTATGCGTTGGGATTGGATACTTGCGGAAATGATCTGGGCGTTTGAACAGAAGGTCAATGAAGACGCGGATTCACAGTTCTTTGATCATAGTGAATGTCCTACTGATCCTACGGCTCGTCTTGAGGATTTGACCAACGGTGCAAGCAAGGTCAAGTATGACAGTGAAGGTCACAAAAAGTGGCAAGATCGCAAAGCCAACGGATTCCGCTTGTTTGGCAAATACTACGAAAATCTCTGGGACTAATGACCGACAAAGATAAACCCAACTCAGCTGATGGTCGTGACAGCTACGACTCAACCAGCTCGGGCGAACTAATACAGTTCTTTAACAAGAATGTAACACCTTATCCTACCGAAGTTGGTGGTCCTGCATTTGATCTTATTCCTGTCGAAAAACAAAAAGACATCATGGTCAATGTGGCCCGTATGCACGGACACCAAGAGTACAATCGTATTATGGAACTGGTCACCGTACTACAACGCCAGGCAGACGAAGTACGTAAACGGTTAGAAATTACCGATCTGGTGCATGCAGCCAAGTATTCATTCCAAATCTACCATGGTCAGTGCTATTGGTTGGCCTTTGACCACCGTCATGGTGGAACCATCCTGGTCCAGACTGGTCCGGATGATTGGAACACTGGTATTCCAGAAGGGTACGAGTATGTCTGCAGAGTAAAATGGTTGGGTGATTATACTTGGATCGAGGTCGACACTAATGGCGAAAGTGTGTTAAAATAGTATATGACAAATCCCTTTGAACAGATGGTGGCCTTTTCCGATAATATTGGCCATACTGAAAAACCAATCAGCCAAGAAGATTTTGAGCTATGGCAAAAGGATGTCATATGGGACGCCTTGCATGGTATCCGATATGGGCAAAGTTTTTGCAATAGGTTTAATATATCTAACAATTTAATATACTATTCTACTTGGCCGCCAGAACAAATGGAAGATTATATACGGAAACACTATATTGACGGATCCTGAATTTGCCTATCCTGTCACAGTGCGTTGGGGCCAGGGTGCAGATACCATGCTGTACTGGAACGAGATCTGTGCTGCCAGTATAGAAATGTTTGGCCTGCCCGGTGACCGGTTTGTTACAGACATTGGGCCTGAGGCCATGACCTGGACATTCCGCGATGATAGAGATGCATTGCTTTTTAAATTGAAGTTTAGTGAGGTCGCATGTTAGAAAAAAATTTATATTTTGCCTATGGTGCCAACATGCACCCTGGACAGATGGAGTGGCGTTGCCCTAAGGCCACAGCTCATAGAGCATTTATTCTACGTGATTGGGAATTACGATTCTACAGTCACGCCACTATTGAACCACGCAAGGGTGCTCAAGTTGCTGGGGTATTATGGGAAATTACCCAAGCATGTGAACAGAGTCTAGATGCGTTTGAAGGCTTTCCGCACTACTATACTAAACAGACTTGGATACAAGATGATACACAGTTTTTCTTTTATGAAATGACCACGCCCAAGTCAGGCCGTCCCAGTGAAGGTTATGTGTTGGACATTGCAGAAAGTTATGCTTTCTGGCAATTGCCTCAAACGTTATTAACTGAATCCTTGCATGACACTGCGTAAAGTCCGTCCGGAACCCATGTTAAAAAGTCCCATGCAGTACATAAGGGACCGAGACAGTTTTCGTCACGCACAGGAAATTGCCAAACCTTTTGGTGTGCTTGAGTCAGTGCTAGATTGGTGTAAGGAAGAACTGTCAGCAGAATGGCGGTGGCAGTTGGTTGAAGTAAGTAGCGATCACAAACCAGGACGGTATATTTTTTATTTTGATAGTGAACGTGATTACCTGGCATTTGTAATGAAATGGTCATAGGTTGACCAACAAATCCTTTTTTAGTACAATAGCATTATATTAATTAACACAAGGCTAGTATGAAATCTTATCGTTTTTTTGGCGATGAAATGGAAGTGCTTGGTAATCGATTAGACCATGCACGTGATCGCGTGGCCAACTCAAAGTCTGCGTGGGCCAAAAATTATTGGTCACAGAATGTAGAACGATTACTATTTCAGTGGCGTCAGATGCCAGTCCTACATGACGGAGACGCCCGAATGACAATTATCCCTCGATGGACAGTAAGTTATGAATTTTATGAAAAAAGTGGCTACATTGGATACAACGGTATTACAGATCGAGCATACGAAAAGGTATTTCGAGAAAGTGCCAACCTAGAAGCAAGCTGGCACACACATAGAGAACAAAGATTAGCAAGGGCACAATAATGGCAACACCATTTCGAAAACAATTCACAGACAATCAAGGTCGAATTTTTGGAGTCAACGAAGTTGTACAAACACCTGCAGGACTAACGGTGTATTATTACAACACCAAAACTCAACAAGAATACAGTTGTTTGCTTGACGCATTTACAGAAAGATTCCAGGAGATACAAAATGACTGAAGATCGACTCATGGTAGCAGAAGCTGTAATGGCAGGCCAGATTCCAGAGTATCATTTGACTCAATCAGAGATTGATGAATTGTTTGAAATTGCTTGCGATGCCGCAACAGACAAGTTAATGTACGAAGCTGAGCTTCGTGGCTGTAGTGTATTTGATGGTATTGAAGGAGATACACTACAATAAAGGTTGACGCCCGGGTGACTCTGGGCTAGTGTGATCCGCACGATAAGTGGTTTAGTCAACCGCGGATGGTCCCAGTCAAACCCTAACTGGCGCTGGCAATGCGATAACGAGCTCCGTCGTGAGTGGGTGAGGACTTGCTTTATTTCTCTGCTGAATCCGATAGGAGAACCAGAGGCGACACCAAGTGGGGTGTTGCAAGAGTCAAGGGTATAATTGACCACCGGGAGCTGAAGAGCATTGTATTATGTAGGGGTTGACACAACGCCCAAATTTTGTTATACTATGACTGTTGATAATTTTTGAGGCCAATATGAGACCAATTTGCGTTAATCCAGGATGTGGTAAGTTTTCGGTTCCTATGCGAGGAAGAGTGGGCCAACCTGGAGTCAGATATCGTGTTTTTTGCGGCGATTGCCATATTAGCAGTTACAACGAAACGCCATTACGATCTGGAGTTACAGCATTTAAAAAGAATCGATGCAGTAACTTAGACGGCCATCTTGGTTTTCCATGTATCACCGATCATACCAAATTTGATCAAGTCAGTACTAAAGGTAAATTTGAAATCGATCATATTGATAGAGATCCTAATAACAATGATCCTACTAATCTGCAAGAACTTTGTATGAACTGCCACAAAGAAAAAGGTATGCGTCAAGGTGACTTTGATCGAACCAAAAAAAAAGATAGTATTCTAATTGATGATATATTAGATTCAAAAAACTTTAGTTCAAAGGTTAATTTGTTCAATCAACTGTTTGAGTTTGATGAATAACTTAAAAAAATTAGTCGAGTCTTATCAACCTACAACCTATACACGAGTAAAACGCAGCAAACAAACTCATCAGGAAAGTGCAGAACTTGCTGAACAAGAAATTTCCAGGTTGTTGAGTTTATACCAGCATCAGCAAACTCTTCAAGAAAAACGTTTGATTAGAGATGCAATCGACCATTGGCTTAGAAGACATCACGGTTATGTGATTGAAGGCGGCATTGGTAGTCACTATGTTGAAGTAGGTGTAGATTTGCGTAACTGTATTTTTGAGCATATTGTTCCTGCTCGCGACGCTTTGGATATGTTGTTACAAGGTATAATGACCGTGACCCAGGCCATGAATATTCCCACTTGTTTAATCAACAAGGACAACGATCGGGTCCTGCGTGAGTCTGGATTGGTTAAATCTAGTCCAGATTATTGGTTATTTTTTCAACGCTATGCGGTATTAGATGCACAATTTACCACGCATGACGGCACACCAATTAATCCGTTGACATGGACCTTGGAAAAGCATTATAATTACTTTAAATGATAAACTGCAATCAAAAACATCTTACAGCCAGAGTATATCACGGATTAAAAAGTTTATTCAGTCCCGAAGATACCCTACCTCCAAGGTATTTAGAACATGCCATTTGTAAAAGTTTTGACCTACACCATGTAGGCGACGGTAATTTTTATGCCGACGGGTATCGAGATGACGTACAAGTGTCGATTAAAACCCGCATGCTAAATCCAGATGTATTAAAAACAAAAGATGGCCGCGACTTTCAAACTCACCCTGACAAGTTTTTAGGATCGCAACACAATAAAAAACAAAATAAACGAACCGGTGGACTTGAAATTGTACAGCGACGCCAGGCACTTGATTTTGACGACATTAAAGCAACACCTAAAAAAGTAGGCAAAGCCACCCTTGAAGGATTTCAAAGTAACGTTGACGAAAGTTATAAAAAATACAATACCACTAACTCGTTTGAAATTGTAGGGGTACACGGATATAATCACGATAGAACTGCTTATATCATAAGTTTATTTTGGCAAGAATACGAACCATTGGATGCTACAACAATTACCTGGGTACGCGAAGGTTATGGAGTAAGTGGTTACGTTACTGTAGAAAAAATTAAGTATAAAGTATGCGAACGTGTCAACGGTAATGCTAAACGCGAAGCTACTTGTTTTAAAGAGTACAGAAATCTTAATAAATATAAACACTCAGTTAATATCGAAGTTCCTATACCTGAACAATGGAACTTTAACGAAACAGAAATATTGACAGAAATTAACAACCTGAAAGCAAGTGCCAATGACTCTTCCGATATTCTCACAGAATGACCTAGAAATCTACAACGAAGATTGCGTAACGTATCTTCAACGTCAATCCAACGATTCAATAAAATTTACATTAACAAGCCCGCCCTACGATAACATTAGAAATTACAATGGCTACAGTTTTCCCTTTGAAGCAATTGCCCAAGAACTTTGGCGTTGTACTCAACCAGGTGGTGTAGTAGCTTGGAACGTGGCTGATGCCACAGTCAATGGTAGCGAAACTGGCACAAGCATGCGACAGGCTTTGTTTTTTATGAGCCTGGGTTTTAGATTGCATGATACCATGATCTATGCCAAAAACAATCCCATGCCTGCAGGAGTCAGTAGCAAACGCTATCATCAAGCATGGGAGTATATTTTTATTCTAAGCAAAGAAGCACCCGAAACATTTAACCCAATCATGGTCAAGGCCAAGTTTGGGCACTTAGCGGCCAATATGAAACATCGCGGCAATGATGGGGAATTAAATTATACTAAAACTAAACGTAACGAATTTACCAAAGTTAGAAATATATTTGAATACTCAATAGGTGGCGGCATCAGTACCAAAGATAAAATGGCCTTTGAACATCCTGCTATCATGCCCGAGCAACTTGCGTCAGACATGATTACAACTTGGACCAATCTAGGCAACACAGTGTTTGATCCGTTTACTGGTGCTGGAACCACTGCCAAGATGTGTTATGCGTTGGGCAGAAAATTTACCGGCACAGAAATAAGTGCAGAATACTGTGACATTATAAAACGAAGACTGGATGCAACAATCAATCCAGTACCAGTTGAAGATAAAACAAAAAAATCTAAAAAAATTGAATTTGCTAATCCAACTATATTTGAGGAACTACCATGAGCTACTTGGAAGAAATTAAATCTCGTTATGATATCAAGGACTATGTAGAAACTCCTGTAACTGTTCCTGACTTACCTACGGATGGCATAGTATTGATTGTGGGCACATCGGGTTCAGGCAAAAGCACTATCTTGCGTAACCTAGGCGAACTCAATCAACCTAAAGTTGAATTTTATAACACAGTTATTGAAAACTTTAGTACTCCTGAGCGTGGAGAAGAATTGCTATTGGCCTGCGGCCTACGAAGTATTCCTACTTGGTTCCGTCCACCACATACCTTGAGTAACGGTGAGCATCACCGCTTTGAAATGGCCATGTGCTTGGATCAAGGCATCAACATTGTTGATGAGTTTACTTCAGTAGTTGATCGAGATACTGCCAAAAGTCTTGCACTGAGCATGCGGAAGTATTATGATCAACGTGGCACTACAGAACCCTTGTATATTGCATCATGCCATAGAGATATAATTGACTGGTTAGATCCGGACTGGGTATATGATACCGACCTGCAGAAACTTGATAATCGGAGGTCACTTCTTCGATTGGGGACCAGACCAGAACTTGCACTCACCATCCGAAGCACAGGTCCGGACTATTGGCGATATTTCAGTAAGTATCACTATCTAGACACACGCATGAGTCGCAGTGTTCATTGCTATGTGCTACTGCTAGGCGACAAGCCTATTGGATTTCATGCCGCCATACACTCAACCAATCGAGACATACACTCATACTGGCGTGGGCATCGTACAGTAATCCTGCCCGAGTTTCAAGGCATGGGCATAGGCACAGCGTTTTCGGATGCCATTGCTGAAATTTATGTGAGCCGTGGATTAAGATATTTTAGCAAAACTGCACATCCGTCGTTTGGTGAACATCGTCAGAAAAGTCCCCTTTGGCGGGCCACTTCGACCAATCTCAAAAGTCGATTAGGCAGTTATCTACTCAAGGATGGCACTGCTCGTAAAATGCCCGGATATGGCGGAACCACTACCGCTCGTGATGCTGGCCGTTTATGCTATAGTCACGAATACATAGGCAAAAATAACCATGTTGTTATTGAAAAAATCAATAACTCATATTAAAAAATATTATAAATCAAATAACGAAAATCCGTAGATTTTTGGGCTATATAATGTTACAATCAACTATCAGTATTAACACTGAGTCACCAATTTTTAACTTAAAGGAGAAGTATATGAAAACAGTAGGACATAAATTAGAGAAGTTTGTAGTAACCGGAGTCAAGCCAGGACAACCAGAAGATGCGTTCTTTGACATCACAGAAGAGTCATTTGCTGGCAAGTGGAAAGTAATTGTTTACTATCCAAAAGACTTTACATTCGTATGCCCAACAGAAATTGTTGCATATGACAAATTAACACGTGACTTTGATGATCGCGATGCTGTATTACTCACAGGTAGCACAGACAATGAGTTCTGTAAAGTTAGTTGGCAGAACGCACACAGTGACTTGAAGAAGATCACACACAATCAATTTGCTGACACACAGCGTGGTGAGTTGAGCTTGATTGAACAGTTGGGCGTATTCTATGCTCCAGCAGGTGCTGCACTTCGCGCAACATTCATTGTTGATCCAGACAACGTTATTCAACACGTTACTGTCAACAACTTGAACGTGGGTCGCAGCCCAGAAGAAACACTTCGTGTATTAGACGCATTACAAACCGGCGAACTCTGTGCTTGTAATCGTACAGTAGGCGGGGAGACACTGTAATGTCATGGGTAGATACGATCAAAGAGGCCTTGCCTGATTATGCCAAAGACACACGACTTAATCTTGATGGTGTTATTAATCGTAGCACCCTTGATGTTGTTGAAGCTAACGGATGTGCTCTTGCAGCCGCAATGGCAACAGGCAATGGAAAGCTCGTTACATTTATACAGTCAAGCATGGAAGATGCCACTGAACGTGACGCCGCAATGACAGCCAGTGCAATCATGGCCCAAAACAATGTATGGTATCCCTATGTTGAAATGGCCGGCGATGATGCCCTGAGTGGCTTGCCAGCACAGCTACGCATGAATGCAATTGCGTCACACGGTGGCACAACCAAGGAACGATTTGAATCATATTCTTTGGCCGCCAGCATTGTGGGCAAGTGTCACTTCTGTGTAAAAGCACACTACGATGGATTGAAGAAGATGGGCTACTCAGTAGAACAACTTCGTGACATTGGTCGTATTGCCGCAGTGATCAATTCGGTGGCCA